GTTGTGAGTTTGTGGGCTGTGTGGATCTGTAAACGCTCACCCCAGAGGAACATTCCAGCCAAGATTCGAAGCTGCATAAAGGTGGATTTGCCGTTCTGACGAGCAATAATGACGCCAACTTCGTTGTGGTACCAGCGCCCATCAGGCTTGACGCGGTGCATTTCCATAGCCAGTAATTTCTGCCAAGGAAGCAGTTTGAAAGTTTCACCGGTTACCGGATCGATAATTTTCTCGCAGAAGTCGATCATTTCCTGTCCGCGGGAAGGTAAATCGACCGCTTTTGACCTAATACGCGGTTCTGTCGCCCCTAGGTAAGCCGTAGGAGGCTGTTCTAAGCCTGTTTGAGGGTTTGTAGTCATATCTAGTCGGTACTCTCCTGATAGTGGCTTATTGAGCCGTTTTTGGGGGCAAAAGATCCAAGGGGGGTCATGGGTGTCGAAGCGCTCTCAAAAAAGCCACCCCCCTTACTTAAATTACATCTCTTGCACAATGCTTGCAGGTTATCCATTGAGTCATCGCCTCCTAACCTTCTAGGTATCACATGATCAACATGTGTTGCCTCTAGCCCACAGCGTTGGCATGTGTGTTGATCTCTGGTCAGTACACGCGCTCTGATCTTACGCCATAGCGCAGTACTACCATCATCTCTTAGTGCTGACTGCTTAGCCATCAGTGGTAGTTGTACCTTTGAAAGAATGCCCATGCTTTACATGGTGAACCATATCTGTTATCGATGTACTTCAAGCCCCACATAATCTGCTGCTCTGGTAGTGCAGTCTTTAAATACTCTGATCTACCTTGTGGTATTCCATAGTGTGATCCATTAACAGCATCTGGATTCCATGCTGATTCTTTACCGTATAACTTACCTAAGCATTTCATTTGTGTTTTATCATCGACTAATACAGCTGCATATTCTCGTATTGTCATTGAAGGTTTTGCCTGTACAGGTGCATCAGCGTAAGCAGGTGTAAACAGAGATATCCCAATAGCTACTAGCACCCCGCGACCTACCCGCCTCAGCGGGTCGCGGTGAGCCCCTGAAGGGCTCTGCGCCGTTAGCGTACCATCGCTGTCAAATCCATTTGTATAAGTGCAGGTCAGAGCGGTGTTTCGTTTCATTGATGTCCCCAACCGTTACCTTTAAAAGTTATGCCAAAGCTGCTATAAACGCGGCGCATAGCCTCGTCACAACAGATTGGATCTGCTTCCTCATGTATTGATTTCTCTAATTCCATAGATATCTGGCACTTTACGCATTTGTATTCATATATCGGCATGGCAGACAATCCTTTCCTTCAAAGTTCCAAGATCCGCATTGAGTGCATCTTTGGATCTCATGACTTGGCGCAGCTTGATGAAGTAGTGGTACAAGATCCTGTACACGTCCAAACATTAAGTATTGCCCAACATCCTCACCCTGACCATTACAACGCATGATAACTAAAGGTAACTTTTGGTTGCTATTTGTCTCAGCTTGTTTGATCCAAGACAATGGTTGGAAATCTGACCTAGCCTTTACTTCGATGCTAAGTGTTGGGATGTTGAGAATGTCTTCACCCTGACGACCAGCACCGGCGGTATCGGCATAAGCCCACCATTGTTTAAGATACTCGGCTATAACCTTTTGAGTGCGATAGCCTCGATGTTTGCGATGATTAGCCATTGATTGAATGGCATTTCTTACAAGTCCAAGTAGCGTTTACTGGAGCATCAGCGTTTTCAACCTTTGCCACATGAGCCAAGATAACCTCCTCATTGCATAACTGACATCTTAGAGTCAAGTGCATCAGGTTCATCCATTGACCGTTAATGTTTACTTCTACAAACCCCATTACACTCTCGCCTTCTGTTTTTCCCATTTGCCGGATGATCCAAGGTTGTACCAGCGAGTAGGGCAATTCTGTGCCGGTGCTACATTCCCACCTGGGCAAAAGAACCCACCCCAAGCGCGTCCATTCTTTTCGCCCTCTTTCCATTTCATGTCGCCATGTTCACATTCCTCTTGGTTCTGGACTCCAAGGATGTTTTCAATATTAGCGATTGCCTCAGCTGCGCTGACTGTCATTGATTCCCTTTTTGAAACATCACCGTAAATTGGCTCATTCGTCCAAGGATCAGCAGCTAATGCTTCCTCTTTAGTTTTGAATGATGGGACTTCTTTAGCCTTAGCAATGTCTTTAGCGCTTAGGCGTTCAACCTTGCTCATTTCCTCTCTTGAAGGTCTCTTGCCTTTAGCTGCGTAACCGCCGTTTGCAAGCGCTCGACCGATTGCTGAAGTCTCACAGTTCTCCAAAGCTGAAGTCGAATTAACACCGCGATCAGTAACCTTCTCTTCAGCGTATCCTGTCGAAAACGCCACGCTATCTGCGAAAGTTCTATATAAGTATGCTTTAACAATAAATCGATCATTCTGGAAACTCTCCAATTCTGTGCTTATTCTGAAATCGGGGAAGTCCTTTATAAACTTCTCTAACCGCGTTTCAACTGTCTCGTAATCTGCCAAATTAAACACTTGGTAACTCCTCTTGTTTCATTAGATACTCGGTTTGTTCCGGTAGTGACCAGACTGTACCGTCTGCCCATGTCTGAACCTCGATGGCGCAACTATTGCAATAGTGCCGTCGTGTCCCTTGGCTTTTTGGGTGATTGCTTATGACTGTGTAACTTGCAGCCTTTTGACCAAGTATTGAATTAGTGCCAAATCGCACTTTGCAGTAATCGCACCAAACTCCAGGGGCTGCTTTAATAACTGTCAAGGTCAGTCCAGTCAGTTGATGCAATCTGTCCAGCGAGCGCAATGTATGCTGCGCCGTCCTTGTAACTGTCTGAGTGGTTTGGCGACTCTTGTAAGCGTGAGACTTTGACAAGTGCCATGCAGATTGCGACTTCGTGAGGCTCGATGTTACGTTCAAGGTAGGCTGACCAGAGTTTGGCAATTCGAAGGTGATTGAGAGCTGCCAAGCCGTAATCTTTACCGCGGTCTGCGATGAGGTCTTGGGCTTCATTAAGGATGTCATTAGCGCGCATTAACACTCACGCGCTGACTATTCTTGCCAACTGCCAAGCCTTCACGCTTGCCCTCTGTAAAGCCTTTGCCCCAACCAACAATAAACCAAAGGACATTAGCAGCTAATAATAATAAAATTACTGGTACTTGTAGATCCATTTCTTTTGCTCCCGATTCTGTAACCATTGTTGGCTACAGGATTACGGTCTCACATCTGGCAGAAAATTACACGTTTATTTTGATAACAAAACGGTAACGATTTAGCCCCAGCGTTTGCCTTGGTAAATGAATGAGCCATCTTTGGGATCGATTGGGATAAGTTCAGGCGTGAAGCGCTTGCCGTGTAATGTGCCTACGACAAAGCCCATCTGCCAGTTCGCATAACCCTTTGTATAGCCCATTCCCGGGCTTGATAAGTCCACTAGGTTGCCAACCTCAACACCCCACACTATGCGCCCATATCGCCCTCCAGAGGCTTCTGAGTGGGCTGATAACCCAAGTCTGTGAGTGTGTCCCGAAACGATTGATTTGCCCATACGCATAGCACCATTTAGGGCTGTTTGTCCAGGCTTATTTGATAGTGGGAAAGCGTCTCCATGGCAAGTGTGCCAACCAGGAGCAAAGTCAAAGCCGTTTGGATGGTACTTAATTCCAGCCTTGTCGTATCCCATAAATTTGTCATAGCGCAGCTCTGGCAGGTTCATAAATGCCGGCAGTCTGCGAGATAGGGATTTGTAAACACGCGCTCCATGATTGGAGCCAACTACGTCAGTAACGCCAAGGTATTGCAGAATCTCTAAAGTCAGTTTACGATCCTCATCGATGTTGCCCTCCACCTCTTGCCAAGGCTGAGCGAATCCACCAAGTTGAGGTAGATCAATTTCGTCGCCAATGCAGATGGTTTGGTGAGGCTTATAAGCTCTTAAAAACTTGCCTAGATTCTTGACTGCTGCTTCATGAAAGAACGGTGCTTGAATGTCTGAAATCCAAGCAATTCGTTTTACTGTCATTAGTCCTCATCGTCGTCCTCATAGTCACCAAACCGATCTGGCTCGATAGGATCTGGCAAAATCCAAGCAGGATAAGCAGTAGGTTCAATAATGATCCCCATAACTTCATCCTCTTTAAAACCAGCGCGTTTTAGACTTTGGGCAAACTCGTACATCCCAATGCAGTAAGCATCGAGGGCTGAGTAATCTTGATCTAAGAGCTGCTTAGTTGCTTTTCTTGCCATGTGGATAAGTGTCCCTTACTTTTTGAGAAGTTCCATCATCTGTTCTTGGCGTGTCTCTATTCTTGCCAATCGGTCTGCGAGAGATGATCCACCATTCGGCGTAAGAGTCCACAACCAACCGCGAACCAAATAACGCAAACCGCCAATAAAAATAGCAAGCGTCGAGGCAATAGCGAGAACGAATCCCGCCCAATCACTAGCTGTCACCGTAGCCCAAATGATTCATCTTTAGGATTCAACCAACGTAGAATCGGTGGAATTGTTGCCAACGCACCAGCGTAAGCAATGTTCTTTGGATCAGTCTCGCCGGCAGCGATTAGGGCAAGAGCTGCAGTCAGGAACGCTCTGCCCCAGCTTGCTAGCATTTTCTTTAGGTCTTGGCTCATCTGTTCCTCCTAATAATGGGATGTTAAAAAACTTCGAATCCGTGTCACCAGCCTTTGTAAAACTGATGTGGATGTGCTTGGTGTGTGGATTAACTCCGGTGTATTTGCGCCAGCGCCAGAGGCTTCGAGAGCTTGCAATCTTGTGATTAAAGATGACATAAGCAATTCGTTTATCTGACTTGGCTGCAATTCGAATCTGGTCGGCAACATAAGCAGCTGTGGAGGCTTGTTTGTCGAAATCAGCATCGAGATCGATAGCGCGGACAATCCCTGTATCAGGGTCAGGGTTATGATCGCTCTTTCGGGTTGAGTGCTTGGCATCTCCGATTGTGCCGTCCGAGTCACGCTTTCGATCTGGATAAGCATCGTCCGCCTGTTCTCTTAATTGGATAATTGATTTAGATAATCTGGGTTTTATGTTCTTCATTTGAACACTCCCATTGATAATTCGTTTCAATCAAAATTGCTTCATCGTGACATTTTGGCGCAATAAAAGCATCAAAATCGGGATCATAATAAAAGCCTATTCCAGCATAATTGTACCGATAGTTGCCGTTATAGGATGTGCGCTTACAAACTTGACTTCTAAAGTTTGAATACCAAGTCTCTGTATCGAGTCCTTCAATTAATTCAGTTTCGTCAATGCCAGTAATAACTTCAGTTACGATGTTGTTTTCGTCTAAAAACGCATAGTGTGCCATTATGCCCAACTCACATTTCCTGTGCCAGCCGTAATTGTTGAAACCTTAAAACCTCCACTTGGAGAAGCTGTTGATCCTGTAAGACCAGCACCAATTGTAATTGTCAAAGTATCTGAATACTTCAAAATTACAATGCCAGACCCACCAGCTCCACCAGTGCCAGCAGATAATCCACCGCCACCACCGCCACCGCCTGTATTGGCTGTGCCGCTTGTGCCGCTTGTTGTGCCTGTCGGATTGCCGCCTGTACCGCCACCGCCTGCACCGCCACTTCCTCCGGGGCCGGGGCCATTTGATGCACCTCCGCCACCACCACCTGCGCGTGTGATTGAGCTACCAGTAATTGATGAAGCTGAACCTGCTCCACCATTGCCACCAATACCTGATGAGTTTTGACCAACTGCGCCAGCACCGCCACCACCTGCGCCCGAATCAGAACCGCCACCAAACGCACCGCCGTCATTGCCTTGACCTGTTGGAGACGCCAAACCTTTGCCAGTTACTGAACAACCTTCACCGCCACCTGAACCGCCGTTTAAGCCTGGTGAAGTGCCGCCACGACCACCGCCACCGCCACCACCTGTTGATGTGATAGATGAGAAAACGGAATTTGAACCATTGCCACCACTAAGGGTTGTTGAACCTGATTCTGCACCACCACCACCAACAGTTACTGTGTAATTGGCGCCTTTGTTAAATCCTGTCAAAGTGCTTGTTCTATAGCCACCTGCACCACCACCACCAGCACCACCACGACTACCACCGCCACCGCCGGCAATCGTTAGATGTTCGACGTCAAATGTTGAAACACCTTGACCTGTAATTCCTAAAATTGGGTTACGCATTACGCAATGCCACCAATGACTGTCCATGAATTAGCAGCTAACTTAATGCAACTTGCTATCTTGTAGCGAGCCAAAACTGGAGATCCAATTGTTGCACCAGATGAAACTACTGTTGTCGTGCCTGGTGTTGTTGCAGTAATTGTTGTAACACCTGCGCCCTTCATGTAAACATTTAAAACCGTTCCAATGTCAAAATTGACGCTTGCGTCGGTTGGGATGTTAAAAGTATTTGCAGATGCATTATCCATTGTGACAAGGGTGTTCGTTGCGTCACCGATAACTGCTGTGTAAGAAGCACCAGTTTGAGCATTGATAGCCAAACTCATATCATCTTGAGCAATCCAAGAAAAATCAAGATCCGTACCAGATGCCTTAGCCAATACTTGTCCAGTCGTTCCACCCTTTAGATCGACAAAGGACGTATCAACGCCACCTAAGGCGGTACGAATCGCAGCTGCGCCGTCCTTGACGAGGTCTGTATCGTCAGGTGTTTCCCAGCCGAAGTTAGTTGTAGTTGCCATGTTTCTCCTTTATCAGGCTACTATTGTAGCGTTAATCCATTCTAGGGTTGGGCTTAATGTGTTCCATGTCTCGGCTGCTGAGACTCCGTTCCAACGAATGGACTGGAGGCTGTAAGCCGTGGGTGAAACAGTTAAAGTTAAGTAAAGAGAGTTATAACCAGCCGTAAAAGTCCAGCCCTCAATAAAACCTTGGAATTGACCATTGGTTATGTTCGTCGGCAGATTCGTAATGTTTACTGGCATACCCATAAAAACCTCTAATAAAGCATCACGATCAGTATCATCAATTTCGGGACTGGAGATTGGGAAAGTAATAGATTTAAATTGAGCCTGTGGAAACGCTCTTAATGCTAAATAAAACTCAGCTTGATCTAAGGCATCCGATCCATTTTCGAGTGAGGTTGTGATTTGAGAAGCCTGTTGCCCGTAAATAGCAATCGAAGCAGCATCTGTTGCGGATTCCTGAGCATTAGCCTTGTAGGTAATTGTAACGTTATTACGGACATCGCCTGAGCGCTTTGTTGTTCTAATTCCACTAGCCAAAGCATGGTTGCCAGTTAGATCTACATAACCGTTAGCAGTTAAATATTCATTTCGATGAGTGCTGTCTGCATACCCGATTCTGCCTTCTGAATCCTCAAACAGATACCCAAGTCCAGAGGTTGCCAATAAGGAGACTAAAGAATACATATCTGTAACATCTGCTGACCGAGCAGTTAGTTCATAATCGCCTGGACGATCGATATCACCTAATCCAGAGTTTTCAGCATTTTCCCATATCGTTGTCGGATCGTACCCAGCCCAAGTTGTAGCAGCTGGTACTTCATTCCAAGTATCAAATAAAGCCTGACTTAAAATTGTAAAGATTTGATCTCCATCAAAATCTTTGCTTAAAACACCCTCTGTGAGGGTCTTAGGCAGCTTAGATAAAGCACCCATGGCGGTAACACTAATAACCTCCGAAATAGCAGTAGAGGATGCCTGAGTGACTTCTACGTCTATATCTGTAACATAGCCACCAAAGAGGTTCACAAAAGTACCAGATGAATCCTTAACTTTAATAATGATTTGGTCATTGACATCGATAACGATTGGTGATTGATCGAGATTGATAATCTGGACATTGCAGTATCCAGCGTAAGGCTGAGAATAAATGTCTGTTCGACCAGAGGTAATATTTAAATTGGCAATGGTTAGGTTTGTGTAATCCCCACCGCCATTAATGGTCAATTCCCATTCAGGAGTCCATTGGCTCATGGATATACCAGTGCTCCTGAACCTGATCCACCGCGAGCTGTTGCTCGGTTTAGAATATCTACAATTTGACGAGCAGTACCCTCAGCGTCCAAGGCTCCGTTTACCGTAATGTTAATAATTCCACCGCCACCGCCTAAGCGATTGTTTGGGATGATGTTTCCGCTGGATCCTGGAGTAAAGAGTTCTGGACCTTTTTCGCCCACAAGATAAGTAGTACCTCCAGCTACTGGACCGCCTGATGCTTTACCTCCACCAAAGATATTTTCGATGGCTCCTGAGATGCCTTTTACTAAAGGATTGTTTTTTACAAGTGCAATAAAATTCTTTAGATTGTTATATGAATCGCCGATCAATCCTGCAACTTTTCCAAAGGCATTTACCAGAGGTGTGATGCCAGCAGCCAAAATACCAAAGGCTACTTTTAAGGTTGTACCAAATACAGGGGCAAGGAAGTTTTTAACAAAATCTACAATGTCTTTAAAGATTGGCATTAAAGCAGCAAATTCATCTTTGTTTGCCATTACAGCGTTTTTAATAGATGTGAATATTTTTCTTAAACCATCAAGGATAGGCGTAAATACTGTTTTGATAGTGTCAAAAAATGTCTTAAATACTGGACCGACATCTTCTCCTATAGTGGTGGCAATGTCACTAAAAGCAGGAATAACTTTATTTACAATGTTTTCAACTAATGGAGTAACCGCATCAAGAATATAAGCACCAACGGTTTCTTTGCCTTCATCAAATGCCACAGTAAGACGCGCCATTTTGCCTTCAAAGGTTTCAGCCTGGGTAGCAGCTTGTCCACCAAAGGTTTCAGATAAAACTAAGGTTGCAGCATCAAAGTCTTTTGACTTAATGATGTTTTCATCCATGCTTACGCCGATGCGCTTTAAGGCTCCAAAGTTGCCATCATAGGCTTTACCTAGTGCCTCGGTTACTGAACCTAAATCCTTACCAGTACCAGCAGCAATATCTAATGCAAGAGTTTGTAACTTCTGTGCTTCCTCTACATCCTTGGTGGATCGAACCAAACGATCTAAACTAGGACGGAGTTCATCATCAGTAACGCCTGTAGCCAAAGAGGTTTTAGTGATGTAATTTTCTGTTGCAGCAATCTGTGCATCAGTTGCACCAGTAACATTTCGTAAAGATGTGGCTAACCTTAATTGAGCTGCTTCATCCTCGATCGCAGCTTTAACGCCATCGATTGCCAACTTGCCGGCATACGCAGCAGCAGCTGCACCAGCAGCAAGGAACGCGGCACCAGCGATCTTACCAAAGCCTTCGATCTTATCGCCAAAGGTTTGGACATCCTTAGCACCAGAATCAAGACTCTTTTTTAAATTATCGACATCTGCAAGAATGGAGAGTTTGAGAGTTCTATTACCTGCCATTAGTCCCACTCCTTTAAGATGCGATCAAATGCTTCCTCCCATTGCTTGATCAATTCTGGTTGAATCGCTCGCAATGTAGAGTAAATAAAGTAACCGGAATTACCGTTACCTTTCCTTGGTGTCCGAGTCGGGAATTGCTTGAAACGATTGGAACCAAATTCCATACCGTAAAGCAGATCCAAAGTTGAACCGCCACCACTAAACTTCTGACGAGCAAAGCCGTATGAAAACTCACCGACCTTACTGGATTTACTTATCGAAACTCCATCAGCAATACGACGAGCAGCCACTCCTGAAACCGTACGAGTACCTGCCGTTTTCTTAATCTGTTCAGAAGCATATTGAGCAAGAGCAGATGATTCCTTTTTAGCAGCTTCAACAGCTGCGTCATCCATCGCTTTAAAGGCTTTGATGATTCCGCGCAATTCTTGTTTATCATAACTGATTGGGTCAGTTGCCATTGCGCTCCTCCAAAATCTCCATAGCAGTAAGGATATCCTCAGCGGATGTCCATTCACTCATAGGAATTCGAGTCGCTATCGCTAACTCGATTATGAGTCGGCTGATACTCCCTCGTCGATGGCTTTTGGGCTATCAACCCCGACCTCGACATCAACAACGCTTTCCATCCAAATCTCAAAAGACTTGGTTGGCTTGCCACCGGCTTCTCTTTTGTAAGCACTATGTGCCACATAAAGAATGTCGTGCATACCGGCAAACTCACCAATGGATTTCTTTGTTGCTAATTCCCACTTTACGAAATCAGGTGGATAGGCTACAAACGTAGCCTGATCCCCTGATTGATAAGTAATTGTTATTGACTTTTTCATCTTTGCTCCCGTTTGTTAGATTTTAGCTGAATGTGTCTGCTGGAGTTCCCACGACTGTGAGAGTCCAAGAATCAGTCTGTGCTCCTGGTGCTCCACCGCCTACGGATGGGAATACAGGAAGTACGTTGCAAGCAAATACTGCACCAGTTACAGCAGTTAGTGAAACTGCAAGAGTTGTGTTTGGATTGGCATCAGCTGCTGACCACATTGCTTCAAATAGTGATCCAGTTGCGCCCCAGTCTGCTAGCAACTCAACTGATAGTTCCCATTGGTCATCTGTGTGCTTGTAAGCCTTGCCATCTAGTGTCTGATAGACATCGATGGTTGGTGTGTTTGTGAGTGTGACGCTAGTTGTCTGGGCATCGTAATTTACCGTTGCAATGGTCAGGACTAGGTCGCGCCCCGTGATTACGGTTGTTGGCATGATTTCTCCTTATGCTGTCTGCGTGTACCATGTGGACACGCGTATATCTGCGACCAGCAATGTGCTAGCGCCTACTGTTGTTACTGTTGGTCGTTCAACTGCCTGGACTTCATATCCATTTGGTATAACCGCCACAACACTTGTTATTAATTGCTCAATATTATCGAGTGATGCGGGATTGCTGTTGTAAGCAACGCAGCAAGTAATCGTCATATTGATTTTGCATCGAAAGGTTCCCTTGCCGATTGTCTCAAACTCCAAATACGGAGAATCCGGGACGAGAACAACAGCAGGAGCCGGGATTGACTCAGGAACGTAACTAAATACGTTTGCTGAAACCCCAGATAACGCTGTGGCAAGAGGAGTACGAACAGCCGAGAGGATTGTGCTTGGCATTATTGCGCCATTGTCTCGACATCGATGTATGGACCAAGTAAGCCCACGACACGGTTAAACAAGCTGCGTCCCATACGATAAGGAGACGGAGCAAAATCTACGCCTTCAATCTGTCCGCCTGGAGCAGTACGAGATTGGAATACTTCAACTGAAACTACAAGGATTGCGGATTCGACCGCTGCAACTCCAACATACGTTGAAGCGCCTGTAAGTGTTGCGGATCCGCTAGGAATGACATTTCGTTCGAGAACATCGGCATTAGTGATGTTTGCTGTAAATGTGTACGCATCGACATCAGCATTGACTGTTCGAGTGCCGTTAAATGGTGTTCCGCATCCAGCGATGACAACTGATTGTCCCTCGGTAAATTCATGAATTCCTACTGTCTGAAAGGTTGCGACATTATCAGTCAGCGAAACCTTTTCAACTGGTGCTGCAAAAGTTGTGAGCAAAGGCAAGATAACTGCCTCAGATGTATCGATGATGTCATCGAGATAAGCATCATTGTAAAGAGCAGACGAAACACCAAGCACAGTTCTCAACTGTGTAGCTGTGATAATACTTGGCATTTCGTCCTCTCTAAACAACTGCCGGGGAGATCGGGAGCAACCCCCCCGGCATGATTAATTGGTTACGCTACGTTCAACTTACGGAAGGCTGCTGGGTAGCGGTTAACTACGCAGACATATCCGTATAGACCGATTTCAACCTGACCGTTTGCAACTACGTTTGCGCGTAGTTCGATGCGGTTGCTCTCGTGGAAACGCATTGCGTTTGATGGGTAAACAAGTGCATGCTTTGCGCCTGCATTGTCACCTGTGTAGTTAGCATCAACAACAAGTCCAAGACCTGCGATTGTGCCTGATGTTGATCCCTGTGTTACGAGACCGTTAGCGTTTGATGGTGCTGCTGCTGCGTATAGTGGACGACCTGAGCCATCAACTGCAGCTAGTAGACCAGCGAAATCGATACCATCTTCGCCACCTGTGTTTGCAACAAGTAGGCGGTTTGGTGTTGAGCGCATTACGCCGTATGCTTCAGCAATACCTTTAGCGATTGAACCGTAAATTGTTGCTGCTGATGATCCTGCTGCTGCTTCTGCTGCAATCTGTGCTGCGTATGCATCTGTCTTGATTGCATAAGATTCTGCCAACTCACGTAGGTAGAGATCTAGGAATCCTGGGTCTGAACGATCAAGCAACTCAACATCGATGATGCCGGCTCCTGCGAACTTAACAACTGTGTCCTCCTGGAAGGTTACTGTTGTGTCTGTTGATGAGAACTCTGCTGCTTCAGCAGTCAAAGCCACGGTCGCCTTCGTTCCTAATTTTGGCGTAAACACCTTCATGCCTGAGGCTGGGAGTGCCGCTGTTTCGATTGAATCAATAAATGGACGTGATGCATCAATGATGCCAATAACATCCTTTAGGTAGTTAGGTGGAACCATACCTGTATTTTCTGCAACTGTTGCTACCTGTAGGGCTGCAACTAGATCGCGAGCATCTGCGTCACCGCGTCCTGCTTGGATCTGTGCCATTGCGTATTGTCCTGCTGTAACATCTAGGTTTACGCGAGGATTTGTGTAAAAGACTGGACGTGTTGTCGCAGCTGTTACTTCTGACTTTGCAGCTTCAACCGCTTCGGTTGATACTGCCTCTGAAACGGTTTCTGACACTAGGTCATCTCCTTCGGTCTTAGGTTCCTCGATTTGAGGTTCCGGGGTTGATTCGCTTGCAGCTTTACCTTGTGTTTCGGTCGCTGCAACTTTTTCCACTTCTGCTCCTGGGATTGCTCCTTCAGTAACAAGTGAAACTTCGATTAACTTTGATGCGCTGATAGCCATAACGCCATCCTTGTTATCCCAGGCATCTACTTTTACGCCAACGCTGAAATCGGAACGCAAACCTGTTGCTGCTTCCTCTAACGCGTCATTACCGGCGGTGGTCTTAGCGATCTTAAACGAGGCTGTTATGCCCGTTTCATCCTGTGACCACTCGACAAGTTTTCCAAGGGGTCTTGTCATTTCATGTTCAAGTACCAATTTGGTGTTCTTGCTAAAAGTAATTGAGTTTGGCAAGAAAACGGTTTGACCCGCTGAAGTATTGCCAACTGAATCCCATTGAACGATTCGACCTGCGATGATGCGTGATTCTGCATCGCTTGCTGTAATTGTTACCGGCATTGTTATTTTCATGATAACAAGTCCTCCTGTTGTCTGATTTCATCAACGCTCATCGCGCCAATTCGGTTAAGGATTTCGTAAACTTGTGCGCGCTCTAAAGGATTGCCACGTAGGAAGTCGTCTAACGCGTAACGCACCTCGTTGCCTTGACCGACGAAATCCGGCATGGATAACCTTTGTTCAATGGCAGTCAAGATTGGACGGAGTGAAAAATCAACTAATGAACGACGCTCTGAAATAGCATTTGAGTAAGTCATCGAGGTTGTTTCGGCGCTTGCAAAGTATGCAGGCAATCCAGCAGCTCTACATAACTCAAGCGCGACATATTGACGCGCTTCGTTGAGTTGCAGTTTGTTAGGATCAATTCCCATCGCCTGCAGTTCAACATCGGCGTTCAGAAATGCTGTGCTCCGAGTGCTGCGGGCGACGCGCCAGGCTTCAAGCAATTTGCCAATACGCTCGCTAGTAAGATTTGTTCCATTTGACTTTAAGACCATCATTGGTACTGGCTCTTTTGCAAAAGCCTCTGATGCATTTTCTAATGCAACTGCTGCGCGGATTGTGCGACCTGCGCGAGATAAGAATCCTTCATCCAAACCATTAAACACAACCAGAGAACCAACACCCATTGAAGGAATAGCATTTCCATCAACTCTGTATCCGATGATCTCTGTGTTGTTTGAGTTTGTTGTATAAGTAACGCGATCAGGTGATACGCGTGTCCATTCTTGAATACGTCCATCGGCATACATAGACATTACTTGTCCATACGCCACGCCGTAAAATAGTAAATCCTCAGCGATGTATGAATAGATAGATGATCCGGGAACGCGTGAATCTGGTTGGTTAATTACGCGATTGGGTTCAACTCGTACCCCGGAAGATTTAATTCTTTGCTCTAGTGGCAAAGATGCAACTGTAGAACAGATGATGTTGCGCGCTCTTGCAATTGTTGGTACCGCCATCGCCTGCTGACGATTAGCAGTTCCCAAAGGATAAAATAAACTTTGGATTGAGTTATTGAAAGGTGCCGGAGTTGCAGCTGCGTCTACCGTAAGCCCAACCGGTTCAGGAGCTTTTACAAAGAAATCTCTGATAGCCATTAGCATAAAATTATAGCATAATCAACCCAACACGATGTCCACTTCTGAGTCAGGACGTGTCGCAAAGTGAGACACCATTGCCATTCCAACCGTGGCGCAAATTGTGGCACCTGACGCTTTTCGTCCAAGGTACCAACCCCCATCTTTGAAAGGCAATTTAACAGCCGATAGCACTTGCTTGTTGAGTTCCATCTGGTTCGTATGAACGAGCCTCTGCGACGTAATCGCCGAGAGCATCTCGTCGCAAGCCTGTCCATAAATTGCCCCATCGATGGCAGTTGTTGGAATACCTGCCGGAATCAATCGAGAAGCAACTGCACCAGCCGTTTGACGACTATAAGCAACCGTCTCCACGCTGTATCGCTTCGTCCAGACAGCAATACTGTTCGCTAGGTCTTTATCATCAATCGAAACTGGATTCGAATACGTTTCCAGTAATACAACACAAAACTTGTCCCCAACAAGTCGTTGTGCTGCAACTAATGCAGCTGCTTTTCGATCTGGGCTCAGATCAATAGCCATCCAAGTTGGTTGCTCCCGATCCAAAGCGAGCGTACCCTCATGCGCGCACTCTGTCCAACTTGACGGATTGATGGCTGGGTTGATCTGGCTTACCCATTGGCACAAAAGTTCTGTACGAATAATAGACTCATCATCTGACATTGCAGATTTGAGATTGTCGATGTGAATTGTGTGTCCTAGCGATGGGTTGGCTTGTTGCCATCCCTTCATATCATCGATTGCACATCCTGGCTCTGCCGACCATTCAAACCAACCAATAGGATCATCGGATCCAGCAGCTGCTGCAAGTCCACGCTCTCTCATGCGATTCAAAATTACTGAGTGCTGGTCTCCGGCGTTGCTATACATAATCGCTTGCGGATTCTTGCTTGCCATTTGAGTAAAACGCAGCGATGCCCAGACTTCATCGTCTTTGTACTCTCGAACTTCGTCCAGGTGAATTGTGTCCGGCGCTGCGATACCGCGAGCAGCTGAGTTGTTGGCTCTTACCAGGTAACGGGTGCCGTCATTGAGTTTAATTTCTTGACTACCCTTGGTTTCGTACTTTTTAACAAACCGAGTCACAAGTTGTTCATTGGCTTGGATGATCTCATCGATTTTCCAAAAGATTTCAGATGAGGTTGTGAGTTTGTGGGCTGTGTGGATCTGTAAACGCTCACCCCAGAGGAACATTCCAGCCAAGATTCGAAGCTGCATAAAGGTGGATTTGCCGTTCTGACGAGCAATAATGACGCCAACTTCGTTGT